TAATTTTATGGCTCAAAGAACTATCACCTCACCAGGTGTTGAAATAAGAGAATCGGATTTATCTCTTATCGCACCACAGAATATAGGTACAAATTTTTATATTACAGGATTTGCTCAGCAAGGACCTTTGGATGAAGTCTTAAGAATTACGACTAAGCAGGAATTAGATCAAGTTTTTGGTACTCCTACTAATTCAGCAGAAAGATATTTTTATTACTCTATAAGTGAATTACTTAATTCTCCTGGTAACATTTACGCTTCCAGACTACCTTACGGTGATGGTTCCGGTGATGGTTTTGGAGCTAAGTACTCTGCTTTGGTATATCCAGTAAGAACAGTTACCAATCCAAACGGTGGTGGCCAGTTAAGTGCGTATGATTTAACACTTAATTATACAGCAAAAGAGCAAACAGGACCTGCTCTTTCAGGGACTTCATTTACTTTTAGAAGTGGTAACGGAACACTTAGTTCTGTAGGATTTGATATCGCTGCACAAGGTACAGCTATTTACGGAGCGAGTGTTCCTGATGTAATAGTACCAATTGCTGCAATTAATTCAACAAAATCTGTAGTAGCAGCAGCTGTAGCTACCCAAATCGGATTATCTGGTACTGGTACAGGTTTAGGCACTCTTACCCCCGGAACTGGTACAGTTGACATACCATTAAATGGTTTTGTTACAGCAACTGGCTCTGCATCCTCTAAAGCAGGAGTTGTAGCCCCTTATATTGATGATGTTACTGAATCATTTACGTTCGTTGCAGAATCTAATCAAGTTGTTTCTACAAACTTAGATGTACTCTCCGGTACGTATGTACTAGGAGAGCCAACTCACTTAGAACTAACCCAAGATCAATATCTTGGTGCTTTAGAAGGTTCTGCCTATACTTGGTCGGAGACTGCAAGTGCAAAAGATGCTTTCGGAAGTGTAAGTGATATTGGCGGAGCTGGTTTAGTTGTACTTAATAAGGCTCAAACAACTATTAATAGCCAGTTTGAAGGATACTACTTAGGTATTGCTGATAATACTAACATTAACCCTGAATCTAATTTTGATTCTATTAGAGATATAAAGACAGTTGATACATCTACTGCTGCAACAAGTAGCTACGCAACAATACCACGTGGTGTATTACAGTTTAGTTTATCTGCAACTCCTAATGGTGCTGCCAATACTATATCTGAAGTAATGGAAAATCTTACAGATTATAACATTGATGGAAGAGAAGATGACGATGTTCTAAACATTGGAGTATTTAAACTCCGTAAATCGATTTTCGCTAATGAAGCATTTAAGCTGGATTATGTTGCAGAAGAGGGTATAGTAGGATCTGCTAACTATCAAAGACAACAACTTAATCCTACCGGAGGACCTAGTAATCCATTCTTCCTTGAAACACAAGATTCCATATCAAGAAACGTTGAATTATTAGTTAATCCATACATTTCAAATTACTTTAGAGGTACAGATGCTTTAGTTGATGGTAAGCCTATTAAGAAGTTGAGAGTTAACACTACGCAGTTAGAGAGTATTGATGTTAATACATCTGGAATTGATCCAGGTAAATTTACAGAGCTTAACACGCAGTTAGGTAAAGCAGAAAATCTTTATGCTGCTGGTTCTTTTGTTGATAATCAAATTACAGAGAAGGTCATAGGTGATGTACCTGCTAAATTAGATAGAGCATTAGAAGGAATAAGTAACGATGAAATATATGATATTGACGTTGTTGTAGAAGGAGGTTTAGGTACTGTTTATGCAGCAGCTTCCGCTGCTCAGACAGCATACTATGATGAGTATAATTCTAATGCAAACCTAACTGCAGCAGTTAATGGATTACGTACTAGTAATAATATAAGCGGTACTGCTGCTGAGTTAAGAAACGACTATTCTTCAATCTTTAATAAGTTTGAACAGTTCTGCTCACCACCATACTTAGGAGGTGGAAGAGGTGATTGTATCTTCGTAGCAGATGTTTTACGTCATATTCTTGTTACAGGTGAAAAGACAAAAGTTCTTGATTTTAAAGATAGAAACTTCCAAAAGGATGTTTACTGGCCGATTCGTCACCAGTTTGAGAATGAAAATACTTCATATGCAGCGGTATATGCGCAATGGCCGTTAATTTATGATAGCTATTCAGGTAGACAAGTTTACGTTCCGTTCTCAGGATTTGGTGCCGCAGCTATGGCTAGGACAGATGCTGAAACCTTCCCATGGTTTGCTCCTGCTGGATTTACTAGAGGGTTAGTTCAATTCGCTAATGATCTAGCAATTAATCCTAACCAGAAGCAAAGAGATGAACTTTACAAGGCTAACATTAACCCTGTAGCAAACTTCCCTGCTCAAGGACAAGTTATATTCGGTCAAAAGACTCTTAGTAAGAAGCCAAGTGCATTTGATAGAATTAACGTTAGGAGGTTGTTCTTAGCACTAGAAAGACCTACTAAGAAAGCTTCAAGATTCTTTGTATTTGAACAAAATTCAGAGTTTACTAGACAGAGACTTGTTAACACTTTAACCCCACTATTCGAAAGAGCTAAGAACAATGAAGGTATTTACGATTACTTAATTGTTTGCGATGAGAGAAATAACACACCAGAGGTTATCGACGCAAATGAATTAGTAGTAGATATCTACATTAAGCCGGTTAGAACTGCTGAGTTTATCTTAGTTAACTTCTACGCGACAAGAACTGACGCAAACTTCGAAGAAATCATCGGTTAATACAAAATAACAATTAAATAATATTATGGCAACTACAATTCAAGACTTCTTCGCCCGCGCCGGAGAAAAGCAATTTTCAAGGGACTTTTTATTCAGAGTTACAGATATTATCATCGAAGGTGTATCCTTCAATGGTGATACGGATTTAGTTTATGCTAAATCTGCTTCGCTACCTGGTAGAAATATTGAAAATAAAGTGGTAAACTACTACGGTCAGGCATTTAATGTTCCTGGTAAGTCTTCTTACCCAGGGTCTGAGGCTTATTCTATTACGTTCTTTCATGACGAACAAAGTGAATTAAGAACTAAGTTTGAGCAAGCTTCACGCGCTGTTTTTGACAACGAAACTTCTACAGGTCAATATGGCATGCCAGGGGACGAATCTGTTATTACATTAAAGGTTATAGATAAAGATTTGCAAGATGTTGAAACCATACAACTAGTAGGTGCATCTATTAGAGATATTAATGCAATAGATTACAATATAGCTGATGGAACCGGTGAGATCTTAAGTACAACTGTTACCTTTTCATATCATTACTACAGAAACTTTAGTTAAGGCTAGCAAAATTTGACCATAAATATATTATATGGCCGAAGAAGCTAAAACCTTTCTAGATGCGTTTAGCAACGATCCTAACTTTTTTGTATCGCATCCCTTTCTTTGGAAGGTTAGTTTAGATGCTGGAAATGTTACAGGTGCTATTAATTCTGCACTTAGTAAAGCTGGTGAAAAGTGGGACGCTTCTGTTTTTCCGGATAGATTAACAAGCGACGGTGCTTTATTAGTTGCGAGGTCGGTAAATTTACCACAAGAATCTAGTGAGTTTACACCTATTGGAGTTGATAACCGCGGGGGATTCTTACCTGGATATGGATTAGTTCAAAGAACAGACTTCCTATCTAGATCTTTTAGTTTAAATATTTTAGAAACTGGTAGTGATTTAGAGCACTTTTTCTTTAGACCGTGGCTTATAGCGCTAGGTATTGACGGATTAACAAATTTTAATTTAAAATGTGATATTACAGTGCAGCAATTTAATAACGATGGTACAGCACGTAAAAAATATGTATTCGAAAAAGCTTTTCCTACCGCGGTCGAAGGGTATAATTTAAATTACAATGATGGAGAATTTATTGAAAAATCTATTACTTTCGCTTGTAATAATTATAAAAACAAGTAATTAATGTATGTTGGGGTTAGTTCTACCTAATTCTAAATCAGTTCTTCTTAAAAAATATACATTTGAGAACTGTAAAGAGCTTCATGGTATACAGAATAATAAAGAAGCAGTAATAAGTTATTTTAATAATCTCTTTATTACTCCAAATTTAAATATAATTGAAAAATTTTACTGCCTTTTGCATCTAAGAGACTTATGCATTGGTAATATTATAGAGTCAAGGGACTTTAATTTTGATATAATTTTGTTACAAGATGAAATTCAAGAAATAGAGGATATTAAGAGGATAATAACGTTTGAAGATAATAGTATAACTCTTAATTATCCTAAAGATTTTTCATATACCACCTTACATGAGGATAGTTTTATAGAGTCAATAACTTTAGATGGTGAGACTATAGATTATAGCGAGTTGAATATAGAAAATCAAAATTTAATTTTTAATTATATTCCAGCGACTGTAAAAACGGAGATTAATAGTTTTTATAAACAACATATTAAAAAGCTTAAGATAGAGTTTTTAATTAAAGGTAAGATCTCTAGTATAGATTTAACTAACGAACAAATAATTGACTTTTTAACAGGTATACTAATACCTATAGATGAAAAAATATATAGAGATTATGTTTTTATTTTAAGTGAACGAATAAATGATGTTGGATTCCTACAACAATGCACATTCTTAGATATAAAAGACTATATGGATCTCTATGTTAAAGAGTCAGAGGATAGGCAAGCGAAGTTGAATAATAAAAATTAGTAATAAATACTCTTATGTCACAAATCTCTAATAATCTTCTCGATAAGTTAAAGTCAGTAGAAGAAAATATAAAATTAAAAACTATAACAGGTAAGGTTGATTTAAAAGTATTAACTCTAAAACAGCAAAAAGATTTACTTAGTACAGCAGTAACAGGGTTAAAAGGTGCAATATCGTTTAACAAAGTTTTAAATAATATTATTTTAGATAACGCTGATACAGAAGAAATATATACCGTTGATAGATCAAAGATAGCTTTATATTTAAGAAGACAGTCGCTAGGAAGTAAGGTTAAGATTGGAGAAGATACATGCGATATTGATGACTATATTAGTAGAATTGATGAAGTTAAAAAAGATTTTAAAGTAGAAGAAGAAGTTACAGAGGGTAAAGTTACGCTTAAACTAAAGGTACCTACTCTTAAAGAGGAAAATGCTATTATTAATAGATGCTTAATAGAATTAGGAAAAAATAAAGATGATGAAAAAGTAGATGAAGCTTTTGGAGTTATTTATTTGTATGAATTAATAAAGTATATCGAATCAGTAGGTGTAGGAGAAGAAGTAGTTTTATTTGACGATCTTAAAGTAGCAGAAAGAGTTAGTGTAGTTGAAAATCTCCCGCTAGCGGTATATAAACAGCTCTCTACCTTTTTTAAAGCTATTACATCCTACGGAAACGAAGTACTCACCTTTGAAGAAAAAACTATAGCTATAGATCCGACCTTTTTTGACATTGTCAATTAAATATATTAAATGGAAGGAGATATTCTTAGTAAGTTATTAGGGTTATTAGGAAATAACATAGATTCAGGAAGCGGGGATTCTGATTCTGGAAAGGTGCCGCCAAGTGTTATAGCATCTGATGCATCGACTTTCAATAGAAAAAAAGACGTAAAGGGAACCTTATCCCCAAACGAAAGGAAGAGGACACAAAGCGTCGCTGAGATTTTTGCTAATGTTTTCATTAGAAAAGAAAGAAAACAAGAACCTGATAAAGCTTTAAAAACAAAGTTATCTGAAAAGGAGACACCAGCTGGTGCAGCCCTTGGAATAACAAAAGACGGTAAGGATAAAGAGAAAAAAGCAGGTGGGGGGTTAATGGGCTTCTTTAAAGGAGCAAAAGGAGCTGCGGCGGGAATCCTGGCAGCTGCTGCAGCACTAGCTTTGCTTGTAGGTGTAGGTCCAATACCAGGCGTGCTTCAAAACATGTCTAAAATAAATTTCGGCGATATAGCTAAGGCATTAATAATTCTGGCTGGGATCGCCTATACAGGTGATAAAATGAAAGAAGGCTCCTTCGGATTAATCGCCGGTGCCGCAGCGTTAGCTATTTTAGCTGGAATTCCAGGATTAACAAAGGGTGCACTGCACGGATTTCAGGATATAGCATGGAGCAGTGTCGCTAAAGGGGCGGTAATTCTCATAGGTATTGGTATAGCAGGTAAACTGATGGGAATAGGAGCCTTAGGACTACTCGCTGGTGGCGCAGCGTTAGCTATTTTAGCTGGAATTCCTGGTGTATCAAAGGGTGCACTGCACGGATTTCAGGATTTAGAATGGGGTACAATAGGTAAAGCGCTAGTTACTCTCTTAGGTCTTGGTGTAATAGGTACGCTGTTGGGGATTGCAACCCCTTTTATATTTCTGGGAGCTTTGGCTATACTTGCGTTGGGAGTTGCACTTATACCTCTCGCATACGCAATGGGACTTTTCGGTGAAGCCGTCGGTAAAATGGCGCCAGCTATAGAAGCGACTAGTAAAGTAATGGACTCATTCGGAGGTATATTTACTAAGGTATTTAATGGTATAGCTAAAGTAATAAAATCTACAGCTACACCCATGCGTGAGTTTAATAAAATTTTAAAGCAATTAACTGAAATGGATGGTGGCAATCTGGCTGGCATTGGAGCAGGACTCGGGGCGATTGGACTTGGGATGGCTGGAATGTCCGCCGGTAATTTAGGTGCTAATATTGCGGATGGTATAGGTGGATTATTTGGTGCCGATAGTCCTATTGAAAAATTAATACAACTCGGCGCCGTAGCCGGTGATATTAATTTACTTGGTGAATCGTTTGATAGTGTAATCGCTGGGTTCGAAAAGTTTATTAATTACTTAGATGGTGTTGATGTTGATAATATAGGAGAAATAGGTTATGCTATTAAGAGTTTAGCTTATGGATTTATGTTTTTAGCAGGCGGTAATATATTATCTAGCGTATTTGAGGGTCTTAGTAAATTATTCGGAGGTGATAGTCCAATCGAAAAATTAACAAAACTAGGCCTCGTTGCTGGCGATATAAACAAGCTTGGTGATTCTATTAAAGATCTAAAAAACGTCGAGCTTGATGAGATTAAAATTTCTGACGGAGTTTTTGACCGTATTCACAGTCTTACAGCTGCAATTTATAAATTAGTTGCAGCGCAAACAGAATCAGTTAAACTATTTGGACGAATGAACAAATCTGCTATGATTGCTAAATTATTTGGATTTAATCTAGATAATACTACAAAGACTACTACTCGTAATACGTCTGGTGTAAATGCTGGAGCAGGTTTTAAATCTGCCTCTGGTGAAAATAATCAGGTATCCTTTAAACCGAAAAAAATGAGCGGAGATGAAATTTCAACCCCTAAAAATAATTCTTTAGAAGCGTTAACAAATGTTGTAAAAATCTTAAAAAGTCAATTAGATACAATAATTTCATTTAGTAGTGCAACGTCTACTAATACAGGTAAAACAGTAGAAGCTGTAAAAAATATAAAAGTTGGTAACAATGCGGTAGTACCTCTTCCTAGTAGCTCATCAGGGGGTAGTGGAAGTAGTAATGAAACTGTTTTAGATGCTAGAGTAGATTATTCTTTATCACCCTATAGTCTAAACGTACCTACTCCATAGATATAAATATAAGTGTTATGAAGGATATAGTTGCAAAAGGAGCTTGGACCACTGTACCGAAAAATTCGAAACTAAGAGCGGAGACTCCAACGGTAAGAGTTACGCCCTACGCATTACGAGCAACACAAATAACACAAGCAATTAAAGGCTTTACATCTGTAGTAAAGGGCGATGTCAAACAATTCTACAATAATTTATACAAAGTAGACGGTGTGAAAGAGACTTATAAATTTCCTTATTTCGATAATGATTTTAGAAATTTTAGTAACGAGTTTAGTGATACTTTATCAAAAGTAACTGATAGGGGAACAACATCATTAGGTGACATTGCAAAGGATTTAGGTGATGAACTAGTTGGTGGCGTTGGAAAAATAAAAGAACTCTTCAGCTCCATCAATGATGGTAATAAGAAGGAGGGCGATATTACTGCTGGAACCTATATTGAATCGCCAAAATTTTACCAATTTGATAATAATGACGAACCAGTAAAATTTTCATTTCCTTTGCTAAATACTATAGATAGTCAATCCGTCTCCGACAACCTGGCGTTTATAAAAGAATTTACTAAACTTAATAGACCAGAAAGAAAAGACGCTATAACGATGACCTTCCCTCATATTTATAGGGTAAATGTAAAGGGGTTAAGGTATATAAGATGGGCCTTTTGTAATAATTTAAGTTTTAGCATGGTTGGTCAACGAAGAATGGTAGGTGGAAGCATTGTACCAGAAGCTTATTTTTGTAGTATGTCATTTAAATCGCTTACAGTTGAAGTATCTAACTTTCTAGATGAAGCCTTTCAAACCAATGCTGCCGGTGCTAAATACGATTCATCTGGTAACTTTATTTCCGGTGTAAAAGATTTTGGTGGCGACCTTCTTGATCGCGGGGGAGATGTTTTCGGCGCGATTGGAAGGTTTTTTAGATAATTAAAACAAATTTATAAAATATGAAATCGATTACTGGAAAATTAGGAAAATATCAAGATGATGTATCAGCATTATCTGATTTAGATATTGTTGATTATGAAAGAATTTTTAAAGTGCATACTGCTTCAGTTGAAGATAAGCAGTTTTACTTTTATAATATTTTAAACAAAATAGTATTCCCTGTAAATATAAATGATAGTATTTTAGGCTTATATACTGCTAAATCTAAAGAGCCTTTAACTACAACATCGTTTAGGTTGTATGGTGATATAAAGAGCTGGTGGATGATATATCTTTTAAATCCTAAAATTCTTAAAACGCAATTTTTCGTAGAAGGTGGTCAACAATTACAATACATACTACCGGAATTTAGAAGTTTAATTTACTCTGAAATAACTAACACAACTGTATTCGACAACCAACACTTTTAATGGCTGAGATATTTCCAATAAATGGAGCACCTTATGAATGTGAGTTTCAACTTAAAGACGATAAAGGTGAAGTTAAGTCTGATTTTACTAAATCAGCTATCAAATATCTTGACTTGAGTGAAAATCTTTTAGAGCCCTTTACAGATGGTTTAATTGCTATTAATAATCCATATGATTTTATAGATAATTCTTTATTAACCAGAGGGGATGGTAGAGATCAATTTACCTTTTCCTTAAAACCTGAAGATGGAGAAGAAGATTCTAAATTGGAATATAATTTTGTTTTAGATAAAGAGCATAATAGTGTAGCTAAAATAGATAGAGCTGGTAACTATAAAGCCTATACACTTTTAGATTCAAATTATTTTAAATTAAATGAAAAAATACCTTACGGTAAGAGATATAGAGGACCGGTTGGTGATATAATAAAATCGATTTTAAAGGAGATTATTGATGAGGATATAGTAGATGAAGAAAATTTTGAGCCAGGTGATAATGTAATTGATATATTTCCGGAGCATATTATACCACCTGATTCTTTTAGATATACTGACTTATTAAAATATCTTCTACAAATAAATTATAAAAAGGAAAAGGGGCTACAAGTAAGATCCTTTTTAAAATTTGATAGGAAAAGTAGAAAATATACATTAAAAACTCTATCTAAGATTTTTGAAAAGAACAAAGAAAATATAATGGAAGGATTTGCTGCTAATGATTTAGTGGATGAAGTATCATCGAATAAAAATAACCCACCACCTGATGCAGATGTTAATCCCTACTTAACGCAACTTCCGCAAACTAACTTTACAACTCCCATGCTTAATTTTAGTAATGAGTTTTTTATGAACTATAAAGCTGTTGGTTATGATCCGATTTTGGGGGAACATAATATACGTGAAAAGAGAATTAAAGACATTAAAAAATTATGGGAGAAAAATTTTGTTGAAGTTTTTAAAAGTGAAGGTGGAAAACCTAAGGCTTTTCTACCCCTCAACAAACAAAAGAAAGAAAATTTATTTAGAACTATAAGCACTCCATTTAGTGTGGAAAAGTCAGCTAATATAGCTGAAGCAGAAATGTCATCTAACTTGATATTTTATAATTTATGTTTATCTATTAATGTGGTAGGTGATTCAAAGCGAGAAGCGGGTAAATTTATAGATATATTTAGAACTGCTGAACAGGTAGGTTCAGATAAAAAATTATTAGGAAGATGGTTAGTTACTAAAACTAGGCATAGATTTTTTGGCGATAGATATCAAAATTATCTAGAATGTGTTAAAACGTACGTAGGACCTGACAGTAAAATAGAAGATGATATAGATTGATGGATACCGAAATTACAAAGAAAGTAGAATTGCTTAGAGCTCTTTTAAGAACAAAAGATCAGTTCGATGAATTAATTGATACTGGAGCAAATGAAGAGTTTACTGATAAAGATAAAGAATTCATGGAAGAATTCAAAAAGATTTATTATTCTGGATTAGAGCAATTGGAAAAATTCATTAATAAGATAGACGAAGAGGGTAAAGAGATTAGTATAGAGTCTATAGAATACTATAAAAATTTACTTTTTAACGGCCCTTTAGCTGGTAACTATGTATCGTTAACAAGACCTCCTGAGGGAGTGAAAAATTTCTTCAAAGATACTACTGATGATTTAGGAACTAACGGAAATACAGCTGCAGACAATAACTCCATTCCTCTATGGTCAACTAATATTGTTGCGTTTAATAATACGGTAGCTTCCAATAATAAGTCAACAGATTTTATTAACGATTTAATAGCAACAGCTAGTAAACAAACAGCTATAACTACTAAAGAATGCTCTGAGTACTTATATAATACTGATAATACTAAACCATTTATAGATAAAAGACAGGACGAAAGAGTGTCCATGGAGGGTGAAGATGGATTTAATACAGAATCGCATGGTTGTTATTGCGTGAAGGATGTTGAGTTTAGAAAGGTAGCAGAGGAAATAACGGAAGATATTTTTGATAAGGTTGAAGAGTATCTCGGGGAAAGTGATTTTGCAGTATTTACCTTTAAAAAGCTTTCTAGTTATTTCGGTGAGGATAATAAAGCAAAATCTTTTAATGCTAAAGTAAAGAGAAAGTTGCAGTTTATGCAACGTTCATACGACGAAAAAGGTATTGAAAAAATTGAGATTAAGGACACTAATATTGAAACAGATCTATTTGGTAATCAATTTGATTCAGCTGATAGAAGAGAATTTACGTTTAAAATAAGTGGAGAAAAGGATAAGATCTTTAATCCTAATACTATTGAGGGTCAGCTGGGAAGTGGTGATGAAGTAAAAGAAGATCCTATTGCAGACTAGATATCAATAGTTTTATCATCTGCCTTATCTATAAAAGCATTCATAATATCTTCACGAGTCATAAGTACTTTTGTCTGATTATCGGTTAGATTTATTCTCTCTTTCGACTCAACATCCATCTGCTTTACTTCTTTTTGTGTTTCGTTTCGTTCCTTTGCTGTATGAAGTTTGTTAAGAGTTTCAATAGCTGATGAGGAAGCTTTAATTAATTCGGCCATAGCCGCGACATCTCTATTTTCAGGGGCTGAACTAATATAGTCATTTACATTATCCACTATATTAAGAGACTTATTTATAAGTTTACTACTTTTCTTAATTAAAAACTCTTCTAATTTTTCTGGATCTACTATTTCGTCTTCTATTGCACTAACGACTTTTTTATTACCTTTCAATTGAGTAATAATATCGTTTACTGCATCATTAAGATCGTCAGACATATACCTATATATTTATTCTTACCACTTGATTTAAATATAATTTAATCTATACTAGGTATATATGATTTTGAAATTTGAAAAAACTCACGTTGACGCTATTTTACCTGTAAAGAATCATAATAACGATACAGGAATGGATGTCACCTCTATTCAAGATGTTACTATACCAGCTCGCGGTTCTGCTATTGTTGATGTCGGTCTAAAGTTTGCTTATATTGAATCTGGGTTTTGGGTTAAGGTTGAGGGTCGCTCTGGTCTTGGATTTAAGCATGGTATTATACCTCATCCAGGTATCATTGATGAGGGATATCGCGGGGATGCCGGTATTAAGCTCTATAATCTAACAGATGTAGACTATAATGTTAAAGCTGGAGAGCGTATAGCTCAGTTCGTTGTATACGCTAATTATCCAGTAGAGGTGAGTGAAGGTACTGTAGTTGATTCAGAGCGTGGAGATAAAGGCTTTGGTAGCTCTGGTCGCTAGCTTTAAGGAGGTTATTTTATTGCATTTTAATGGATGTATATTATAATAATTCTATGGAGTATGCATATATTGATACTGTTGTAAATAACGAGAAAAAAGGTGATGGTGCGCTTTTTTATATTCAGATTAGTTCTGATGATGGCAGGCATTTTCTCTTTACTGAGCATGAATTAAAGAGAGCAGAAGCTCGTGCTAAAAAGAATCCTGAGGACATTAAAGCGCGTGATATAACCTTTATTAAAGATCATTAGTATATATAATAAGTTATGGTAGATTTCGATAAAATTTGGGTAGAGAAGTACAGACCGGTAACGTTAGACGATCTAATTCTTGATGAGAGCTCTCTTAGAGTTGTTAGTCAGTTTAAAGATGAGATTCCTAATCTATTGTTTGTGGGCAGTCCTGGAACTGGTAAGACTACTCTCGCTCGTATTATTGTTAATGATATTCTAGGATGTAACTATCTATATATTAATGCTTCTGATGAGTCTGGAATTGATACTATTCGTCATAATATTACTAACTTTGCTCAAACTAAGTCATTCGACGGTGGTATTAAAGTAGTAGTTCTAGATGAGGCTGATGGACTTACACCTCAGGCACAGGCTGCGTTACGTAATACAATGGAGTCATTTGCTAAGTATTGTAGATTTATACTTACTGCAAATTACAAGCATAAGATTATTCCAGCTTTACAATCACGATGCCAGTCTTTAGATCTTAAGCCTGTAATAGAACAAGCAGTTAAAAGGTGTTATAATATATTACAGCAAGAAAAGGTAAATATAAGTGATGAGCAAAAGAAAAAATTCGTACAGCTGGTTAAGAGATTCTTCCCGGATCTCAGGAAAACGATCAACGAAATACAAAAAGCAGTTGTTGATTCAGAGTTGTGTATTAGTAACTCTGGGACTGATAACGAGCTGCTGGAAAAAATATACCAAGGAGTAAGTACTGATACTCTAAAACTAAGAAAGTATCTAATTGAAAATGAGGATCGTTTTCAGGGCGATTACGATACTTTATTAGGTACTTTTCTTGATCATATCTATCTTAAACAAATAGATGATATGAAAAAGAAAGAGATGATAGCCATTATAGCTGATCATCTCTACAAGAGCGCGTTTGTCGTAGATAAAGAAATTAACGCGTTCGCTTGTTTTATAAGCTTAGAAAAGTGTTACCACCAGTCTTGAATCTCTTATTTAAGCGTTCATAGTAAACTCTGGTCGTCCATGAGAACCGATTAGATCACCAAGCTTTTTCTTTACTGCTTCGTGTTCAGGTGTAACATCCTCATCATCGATGCCAGCGAATTCAATAGTTCTAAGATTACCTTTAACAATGCCAGGAATATCTGTATCAGCAGTTTTAGTTATAAACCCAAGATCGAAGAGCTCTCCTCCAAATGCAACTTCAACTATTTCTGAGTTAACTTGATCTGGCTGTACCGATAGAATCTCCAATTGTCCCGCTTTATCAAGCTCATCTAATTTAGCTCTGAACGGTTCATCCTGACGTTCAGCTTGCTCAGGTTCTTGAGCTGCAGCTTGTTGTGCTGGTTCAGCGGCAGGTTGCTTAGGTTTAGCTTCAGGAGCCATTTTACCACCGAAATTACCAGCCACATTTTTAATCCTATCCAATATACCTTCTCCATATATGCTTCTATATGCTTCAGCGAGCATCTCCTCATCTCTCCTTTTACCGTATGTAGATTTTTTTTCACTTAACCCCGTTAAATATTTACCTTCTGTAGACTTAGCATCACCCTTTGAAGGTATTTTAGTGTTAGTCTTAGGTAAAGACCTTTCGGTATTGCTAAGTTCTCCGTTACCCCTATCTGTTTTATTTTGAATACTATCGTTATATTCTTCTGCTTCTTCTGGCTTAATAGTAACTCTGTCTTTACGTCTCATTGCATCTGGAATAGGTGGTAAGTTAGGAGCGTATTGAACTGGCTGTCCTAAACTATCAGGTATTGAGCAATAATGAGTCATACGTCCACCACCATTATCAAGTGCAATATTAAGAACTACATCTAGTGAAGAGGTATCAGAATTGGCAGGGTAACGAGCAGGGCTCGTATCTTTTATACCTACTACACGTACATGTAATCCGGAATCTATCATTTGGTCTAATAGCTCATGCACGTTACTACCTAAACTCTTATATTCCTCAGTTGATTTAAAGTTATCATTAAACTTAAAAACATCACCTACGAGAAATCCACCTCGCTCAAAACGTCTCATGTAACTTTCAAAAAGATTAACAAACTTCTTTACTTTTGCCATACAATTATTTATGCAATATAATAAATAATAATATGGAATTTAACAATTTAGTTGACTCTATACTTAATAACCTTAATGAAGGCTGGGAGAAGGGTACATCAAAAGCACCTAAGGGTAAATCATATGATATGTCTAGAGGTGGAGCTCCGAGTAATGTAGACGCTGCCAGTGATGGATCAGGCGGTAGATATAGACGAACCCGACCACCTAGTGCTAGAATTAAGAAGAAACACAGTGAGATGGAAGAATCTCAAGAGATCAAAGTAGGATCGATGGTTATTACCAACTACAATGAAGTAGTTATTATAGACGAGATAGATACTGATTCTGATATGAGAGGTAGACCAGTCTATGGGGGTAAAGATAGAGACGGAGGCGAACATATTCTTTATCCAAATGAAATCTATGTTGTATTACCAGAAGAAGATGCTGAATATAGAGGGCGTAAAGTTACACTTAACAAGCCAACTCGTGGTGATGTTAAAAAGTTTAAAGTGTACGTTAAGGACCCTAAAACCGGTAATGTTAAGAAGGTTAACTTCGGTCATGGTGGTACATCGGCTAAACGTAAGGGTGAGAAGACCATGAAAATTCGTAAGAGTAATCCTAAAGCTCGTAAGTCTTTCAGAGCTAGACATAATTGTGATAATCCAGGACCTAAAACAAAAGCAAGGTATTGGTCGTGTAAGAAGTGGTAATGAATACTTTTAAACAATATTTTACAGAAAGTTTGTGGAAGAACATTAACGCTAAGAAAAAGCGTGGTGGTAAGAGTGCACGTAAAGGTAGTAAGGCGTATAAAGCAGCTAAAAAGGCTGGTGATAAGCTTAATAAGACAAAGCACTCTGATGAGGAAGATGCAGAAAGCAGTCCTGGAAGAGTTAAGCGTGCTGGAGCTAGCTGTAAAGGGTCAGTAACAGAGCTTCGTAAGAGAGCTAAGAAGTATGGAGGTGAAAAAGGTAAGATGTATCATTGGTGTGCTAATATGAAGGGTGGTAAGAAGAAGTCTGAGAGTGAAGAGGGTGAGCATCCAGGTTACGCTGATACAACCTGGTCAGATGTAGATGGTAAGACTACTGTTACAATGCAGGATGTAGAAGATAAGTTAACAGAATTAAAAGCGCCTGTTATATCTATACCAGTAGAAGATATTAAACATTTAGATATACACACACGACATAAGCCCAACAAGACTCCGGAGCAAGTAAAGTCAACATATGATAGAGCTATGAAAGCTGATTTAAAGTATCCTATTATTATTACAAATTATAATGGCAAATACGATATGATATTAGATGGCAACCATAGACTGCATAAAGCGATTGAGACGGGAGAGAATAATATACGAGCTAGAGTATTAGATCTATCGAAAACTCCTGATTGGTTAGGTGTATTTGGTTATGAAAATGAAGAGGATGCTGAGAAGAAGGTATCTAAGACTCGCGCTAAGTGTCAAGCTAAAGCTAAGCGTAAGTATGATGTATGGCCATCAGCTTATGCATCCGGGTACGTTCAGAAATGTGTAAATCGTGGAGGTAACATAAAATGACCCAAAAACAGCTATTAGAAAATTTAAGAGATTGGTTTAAAACCCGTACTGATAAGAGGACTGGTAAAAAATTTAAAGGTTGGGTTAACTGCAAGACAGGTGGCCCTTGTGGTAGAAAGAAAGCCGGTAAGAAAGGTTCTTCATATCCTGCATGTAGACCAACTCACGCGGCATGTAAAAAGATTAAAGGTAAAAAATATAAGAAAAGAGGTCCTAAGAGGCAGCAGTGGAAAAAGAAGTAGCCATTAAATATATACATGGCTCTAATAAAGATAGATACCGTATCAGTAAGTAAGGCTGATGACAATGCTATTAAGCAAAACTACCTTTATAAAGATCTATTTCTTGATGTAAGTAACTCATACTCCTATAACGCTCAACTTAATAGAAAGGAAGAGCTAAAAGATGTAGCTGGGTTATATGATATAGAGGCTATTAAAAATAGTATCGCTAATGCTCTTTTAACATCTCCTGGAGAAAAAATATTAAATCCGAGATTTGGTGTTGATTTAAGAAGGTATATATTTGAACCTATAGACGAGTTTACAGCAGAAGATATAGAAGAAGATATAGAGGATAATTTACCTACCTTTGAACCAAGAATAGAGTTAGAAAAGGTTGAGGTTGAGGGTCTAGAAGATGAGCAACAATACAATATTCAATTACAAATAAACGTACCATCGCTAAATGTATACGGTCTTTCACTTAGATCGGTATTAAATAGTAATGGATATAACTTCATTTAAAAATTATGGCTGATAAAAATAACGATTTTCTAGATTTTAATTTACCGCAAGACGCTTACGCTGCTTTTGATGCAGTTAGTTTAAAGGATTTTATTGTAAAACGATTAAATGAAAATGAAAAGTTTACTGATCAAAATTTTGAAGGTAGTAATTTAGCTGCAATTATAGATATAGTAGCGTATTCCTATCATGTTTTATTATTCTATCTAAACAATACTGCTACGGAAGTTTCATTTGATCAAGCTACGTTATACGAAAACATGAATAAGATAGTCAAAACTATTGGCTACAAACCGTCAGGTAAACAAACTTCTTTAGCTTCCATTAACGCAACTGCTGCCGCTAGCTTAACAACTGGTAATTATACAATTAAAAAGTATTCTTACTTTTTAGTAGATAACATACAGTATACTACTAATACAGATTATAGCTTTACTATATCAGGGATCCGTTGGTGAATATCCAGATTACACAGCACAAGGAAGTGAGTTTGAAACTTTAAATATAGTTGTAGATAATGTATTAGATAGTAATGATAGTAGATTTATAGCCGATAATACTATCAGCGTATATGTTAAGGAAGTTGAATCTGGATTATATTACGAATATAAGGAAGTTGATAGTCTTTATATTGCTGATAAAAATGAAAGGGTTTTTGAAAAGAGACTTAATGAAAATGGTCACTTTGTTATTAAGTTTGGTGATGGTGTCTCGGGTAAAAAGTTAACACTAGGTAGTATTGTATCGGTAAATTATATTTTATCTGACAATCAACGCGGTATTATAAGTAAGAACGCTATTAACGGTGATAAGTTATTTGTTTATGATAGTTCACGTCAAAGGAAGATTTTTAATGATACCTATACCAATAAAGATTCTACTGTTTTTATAAACACAGCTAATAGTTCACTGCTTACGTTTAATAATCCTAATAATTCCTCTCCGGTAGTTGAGGAAGAGACAGTAGAACAAATAAGAAGAAACGCTCCTAGTGTGTTTAACTCTCAATTAAGACTAGTCTCTACTCAAGACTATGAATCCTTTATGAATAAAAGTTTCAATAACATAATTATTGATGCAAGAGTGGTAAATAACCAGTCGTTTATAAATGAATATATTCAGTACTTTTACAATATATGCGTTGATCCGGATAAGTCAAATAGAGTCCTAATAAATCAAATAAATTTTGCAGATAGTTGTGATTTTAATAACGTTAACATATTTACGGTTCCAAGATTTACTTTAGCTAATGATGGTGATTATCCAGAATTTTTAAGTAACTCTCTTAAAAATCTTATTATTGATAATGCTAATGAAAAGAAGAGTCTCTCACAAGAAGTAGTTCCAAGAGATCCAATATATATGGCATTCGATTTAGGTATTTCTAATCAAAGTGACTTAGTTCCAGAAATTAGCCAAGATACAACTCTTGTTGTTGTAAGAGAAGCTAGAAATAAGATAAACAGTGAGAGGCTTAAGTCTCTGGTAAGCACCGCTA